TAAATGAACAAGATGCTGATGTATACAATGAAGGTATACAACCAGTTGCTTATTTACAATTCTTGAGAAATTTTCAATTAAAACAAGGAATGAGAGATTTGGCTAATAATAATGAAAGATATACAGCGTGTTATCAAGATAGCCATTCATATATATGGGATACTTATGAACACAAGGTAAATGCCAACTTTGAACCAGGGTTTGCCTCACCAGAAAATATCGCCTCTTTTATAACTGAAAGTATGCAACAAACCAGAAAATTGGTCACGGTTTACAAAGACACCAATCCAATAAAAGAAGTATGGACAAATGCTGGTAGGTTTTTCAAAACGATGTCACCAATCGCAGTTGAAAATTTAAATATTGCTACTTGCCCAAGTGCCTTTACTAAAGTTATGTCTGGAGATGATCCCCAAGCAACAGAAGGGGCTTGGGGATCAATATCAGCAGATGTTCCAACCCAAACTGGATTTATAAAAACTATTCCTATTACAATTACTGAAATTAATTATAGTGATAATAGTCAACCAATTGATTTTGCTAATAATATTATGCAAATTAGGGGAACATATCAATACGCTAATAACGCTAATGTTTCTGAAAGAAGAATGTTGAATTATATCTATAGAATATCTCAATATTACACTGGTGATAATCCATCAGTTCCATTTGGACAAATGAATGCTACGCAATTGGATTGGATGTATAACTCTACTGGATATAATGAAACACCAGATCCATCTGGAAAACCAGGAGGTATGACTGGTTATCCAATTTATGATTTAAAATGTCATAATCCTAATGTGAATAGATTTCAAATTGGTGTAACCAATGTTGAAGGTCAAAATTTTCAAGTAAATAATTCTAGTGGTCAGATTGGTGGAACTAGTTACGGCTCATTGGCTAATTTTAATCCAGCAAATCCATTACCAGGATCTGAAGGACATCCAAATCCTCTTACAGTCACACAACCTATACAATTTGATGAGGCTACGAGAACATATACATTTGAATTTTATTTTTATTATAATTATAATAGTGTTGGTGGTAGTGAACCAGCACCAAATCCAGTTCCAAATGCTCAAGGTAATAATCTAGCAACGGTAGGCGATAACCCAGATCCTATTAATTTTAATTTTAGTGTTGGCGGTAATCCATATGCCTTCAACTGCACGGTTGCTGATCCAGTCCCATTTGGTGTCCCAATGGTATGTGGTTCTACTTCTGGTGCATTTGCTGGTCAACCCTTTGGTTTTAATCAAACTGATGAAACTGCGAGACAAAATGCTATAAGAAATTTCTCAACACAACCACAAAATTTATACACTTGGTGTCCATACAAATTAGATCTTGAAAGCAACAATGGTCAATTAATGAATATTAATCCATTTAATAGTCCAGATACATATTTTTTCAATGATCAGCCACAGTTTGTTGCTGGATCAACTAGTGATGAAGATACCCAAAATTCTAGATTTTTAGATTATACAAGGGGAAACCGTGTGATTGGTTGCACTATGTTAAACTGGAATAGATGGAGTTTGTTACAAGAAGATTTTCCACCAACTACTGCTGATGCTGAAAATGATGAGGATTTGATGCCTACACTACGCAAATTTCCTAATTTTCTACATCACGGTTCTAAATTGATGATTTTAAACAGTAATAAAAATGGCTTGTATATGCCTTATGCTGACCGTGATTTGACTAATTTAACATTTACTCCATTAAGTCAAAAGGGAAATCTAGTTGGCGAAGGAATTACATTTAATAATATTGCGGCTGCTATCGCCAGAGCAACACTTTATCGTAATTTTATTGAAGCCCAAATATTTGATGGAATGATAGATTTAGAAAAAGGTAGACAGGCTTTGGATTATGGAAGAGATCAATCAATATTTTATACACATATATCACTACAAACCACACACGATCCAGATACTGGGACTGATGCCTTGTTATGTAGAGGTTCTGATGGTGCTATCAGAGAAAGACCAAGAGGATTATTATGTTATTTTGATATTGATAGTTTTCTTAATAAAAATACAGTTCAAGTTGGTGATAATGACGATCAAACCTTATATGTGTCAAATGGGGTGAGAATAAAATTAAATAAATCAAATAATAAATATCAGATATATTATCCAGCCTATTCGTGGATTTATGATAAAATATTTGGTGGTTTATTTGCTAATGGAGAAGCACAAAATCAAAGTTATAACTATGGATTTTTAGATGCTAATATGTTACAACAGGATTTTTATCAAGGTAATAATAAATATGAAATGTTTGATTTTAATTCAGCAGATAATAATCCCAACGGATTGCTATCACTGGTAAATGCTGATCCTACAAAAATTAAATTTGGAGTTGGATTTAGTTATATGAAAAATGCTTGGAAAGGTCACAGTGCCTTCTTGTGTTCAACACAAGTCCGAAGTGCTGATGATTATAGTATGATATTTAATCCACAACTAAATAGGCAAAATCGTCTTTGGTCTTCTGATCTATGGAATGTTGATGAAGGTAGCGTAGAATATTCAGATAGATATTTTCTAGGAGCAAGAGAGCCTTTGTTACAATTTGGAACTGATAATAATTCTAGATTTTTTTTCAGCCAATTATTTCAACCTATTCAAGTAGGAAATACATTTAGAGAGGGAACGGAAGCGGTAGGAGCAACCAATGTAACTACAACTTGCACAGATCCCATATATAATTTAGTGGATTTATTATCAGATGGTTATTCATTTACGGATACTGCCGCTGATCCAGATGTAACTTTGGGTTATAATATTGATATACCAGATAACGCCGAGGCTGGTAATGATGCTGTATTTTATCAAAGAAGATTATGGAATACTTATCACGATGGTATACCTATTTTTGCTCCAGAGGTAACTAAACATCAACCAATGTTTTGGAAATGTAAAGCATCTGCTGGAGCAGATTGTGCTGAATTTTGTGGTAATCATCCGACTGGTGAAAGTTTTTTATCAACATTTCCAGTGTTAAATGATGATACATATAATACAAGATTTTTTATGTTCAATCAACAAGCAAGAGCAAATAGTTTTACTGTTGTTAATACTATTTCAGCAAGATACCCACAATTATATGATCCAAACTATGAAAAGGATGCGGACGGTAATCCAACAGGAGCAGTAGATACCACACTAAAAACTGCTAGAAATTTCCCATCAGCGTTTTGGGGATGTTTAGCAGGTGATAAAGTTCCATATTTAAATACGGCACGGCAACTAGGGCAGACTAGGGAATTTCAAGCAGGTGTTGATGTGCCACTTGTAGATAAAATATATGATGTTCAAGGAGGAGTAGCATTGGAGAATTTTCTATTATGGAACAGAGGAAATTGGCAAAAATCCTTGTGGAGAATTATGGGTTTTGATTACGAAGATCTAAATCCAGATCCCTTTGTTGGAGTGAGAAATATACGAAATTTTACAAGGAATTTCTTACAAGATCCCATAACTAATAATTATGACGCAAATGTTTTTCATACTAGTTCAAGACCACTAACTACCAACGCCTCACTTACTACTGCTGGATTTATTGAGGATACTACATCTGTTATTGGTGAAAAAAATTATTCAGCAGTTACACCTATGTCTACCTTAATCTTTACTGGTAATTTACAAAGTGAATATTATGATAGTGTTTTATTGAAAACATTATTCAATGAACAAGGTAACAATTTACAATTAGAAGTGGTATATAATACAAATGGCGGAAGCAATTTAATTAATAATGAATTATTTTTCAACGAATTTTTTAATATTAAGATAGCGTCCAGTCTTCCTTATGGTTCTTATATATTAGCCAGTAATGTCCCAAGTAAATTAGAAATTCCATATTATTTAATAAAATCTGATTTACCAGAACTGAATACAGAATTTGTAAATAATGCTAATACACCTAGCCAGATGGGTATCGTTGCAATAATTAGTAAGCAATATGGTGCTACGAGTGATTGGTATTATTCCGATAATCAATTGGATAATGCGTATGTGAATAAAAAGAAAAGAGTTATCACATCAATCAAGACTGAATTAGTTGATAGTAATGGAAACCTAGCCGCAACCTTACTAGATAAATCATCTATATTTTTAAAAATTACTCGTGCTAATCCAACAACACCATTCCGACCAAAAGATCCAGAAAATCTTTTATTACGAGAACAGATCACAAATAAGGACAAAAAAACAAAGAAAAGTTACAAGGAAGAAATAGACGCATATTTAGGTATACAAGGCGATTAATTTTCTACATATATATAAATATATGTTGTGTTCGTGCGATGAAGACCGATTTTGTAAGCGTTGCTATTCAGCCGCATACTATGCGTTGAATAGAGAGAAGATTTTAGCATATCAAAGAGCCAGATACCGAAGGGTAAAGCGTGATAAAAATGGTTTTAGAGTAATCAGAAAAAATGTTATAATATCATTTTCTTAATTATATATATATATGTCTGAACTGGCTGATACAATAGGATTACTTTCAATAGAAACTTGTGGTAGCATCTTACTACTCGTTATTGCCGTAAAAATATATAAAATGAGAGCAGATACATTTTTAGAAAGTGATTGTTGTTCAAAATGCTTTAAATTCAAGAGCGAAACGCACAATCCAGGGGCTGAAGAATTACCGAATTTCAGTAATATGGGCTTAACAAAAACTGAAGAAAAAACATCTAGTGTATAATATGGATAACCACAATATTGAAGATATTATAAAAAGATATTTAGATGGAATAATTAACCCTAAATATCTTTATGATGATATTATTGATATAAATTTGGAAGATAGAAAACATTACAATATTAAACCATACTATGATTGGAAAAATAAAAAAATGATTGAAGACGATAAATATTATATTATTCATTCAGAACTAGTTGATTATACAAAAGCCAAAAATCTCAATACTTTATTTCTACTAGATATTGGGAATATGTTACGAAGACAATATGATTTTGAAAGTGCGGTTGTCTATTGGTATAATAATAGAAAACCAACCCATCCTAAAATTAGAAGCCACGCACTAAAGGTTAAAAGAGGATATATTAAAAACGAATAAAATAATATAAAAAAATCCTACCACAATATATATGAATGTTAAGGTAGTTCAAAAACTAAAAGAAGAAAAATTAGATTGGTATTATCACGGTAAAACTTGTATAATAAAAGTCCCAGTTAAAAAATATAATCGTGACAGAGATGTTCAAGATAGAGTTACCTTTCTATGTCCTTTTTGTATGGATAAATATAATAAAAATGGTGATCCGAGGGTAAATAGTAGAAGAACTTGGCACTTACACGGCTGGGACAAGGATGAAAATATGTCATTTAGAACCCCTCATTGTAAACCAGAAGCCAAAGAATGGTGGTCTATACAAAAGGATTATTACCAGTTTCAATTGGAAAAAGATTTTTAATAATAATCTTTAATTAATTTATAATGCCTAAATTAATTAAAGTAGTAAAATCCACAGATCCAAAGAAAAAACTGGAAGCACACTTTGAAACACATTCTGGTAGAACAAAAATAACACGCTTTGGAGCGTCTGGAATGGACGATTATACGCTCACGAAAAACCGTGAGCAAAGGGATCGCTATAGAAAACGCCACCAAAAGGACTTGGCTACGAAAGACCCAACAAAGGCTGGATATTTAAGTTATTATATATTATGGGGAGATAGCACTTCTAGATCTCAAAATATATCAGCGTATAAAAAGAAATTTAATTTATAATAATCTTATTATAATGTAATGGCTAAAGAATGTAATTGTTGTTATAAAAATACCAAGACAATATCAAAGTGTTTCGTGAATAATCAATGTAGTTGGAGATCGTGTAATAACTGTATAAATAGACAAATTAAATTGACTAATGATATGCAATATGAATATGTATGTCCACAATGTAAAAAAACCAGTAATTATCATAAGCACTCACGGTTTTCCAAGTATGTCAAACAAAATCGTGCCGCTTTACTGAAAATTATCCAACTTCAAAATGAATATATAAAAAGTTTAAATAATAAATTAACCAAGGTTCATTTGATTGTAGCATCTGTAGGAGTAGAGCCAGACATACCCTTTCATCCAATCCAAACATACCCAACATTTATTGACCTACATAATGGTGCGATGGAAGAGATAGTATTAAATGATAATGTGGTGGCTAGTCTGTAAATTCCAAATGTCACAATGTCAGTCATTTTTTTTCATTTTACTAGATTTTTGAAAAATTTTTTTTATAGCCTTTATAAAAAAAATATTTCTGAACCAGATTTTTAATATGACCAGTGACAAAATGACATTTTTAAAATATATAGTCAGAGAGAAAATATACAGGCAGACCCCTTTGCTATCTTAATACATCTCAACACCTTTTGGAATAGGTTTCTGGAAAGGTAATAGACCATTTTTTAGACCCTTTTGTCTCAACGCAGGTTCTAACTTTACATTATTTTTTGTAACAAATATATCATTTAATTTTTGTTTTTTATGTTTTTTGTTATGTAGTTTTAGATCGTGGGCTAGAGCCATAGCATCAAAGTTATGTTTTTCAAAGTCTCTTTGGTTTTTGAACTTATCCATTTATTATAAGAAAACAAAATAAATTTTATTATATGTTATAAATATATAATATGGCACTAGTTCAAGTTTCTACAAATAGTATCAATAAGGCTAATCAAACAGGTGATGGCATTACCAACGGAAATACAGGAGATAATTTTGTGACGACATTCAATGATGTCTTAAAGATCCCAGCAAATTCACAAATAGCACTGTGTCAGGGAACATTTCAATTAAGAAATAATCAAGGCGTTCACTTAACAGGGAACAAAACTGAAAATAGGAAAATCCCAGGTTACACGGTAATGTTTGGCGGTGGACAAGGTGACCCCATAGATACATTCTTTGATGGTATGAAAATCGCTATTGAAGGAAAAAATTTTAGTGCTGTAACCATACCACTAGGATTTTATGCTTCTCAAGCAGAATATCCAAAAGTATCTAATTTTTGGAATAAAACTGCTGAATATCTAGGTTTACATCCAAGTCCTCAAATACAAGGAGTTTTCGTGTCTAGTAGTGCTGCGAGTTCAGTAGGAGTTATTTCCCAACAATTAAGTGGGACATATAATCTATTTAGCAAAGCGGACGGAGTTGATGCGACTGTATTTTTACCTACATCTTGTGGATTTCTTACAAATTCAGTTGCTGATAGTGAGGGCAATATAACTCCAGCAATGGTTGGAGAAGATGATGGTAACATAGAAGCATTGGAACAAGTTGCTATGTTTCCAATTCCAGGAGGCACTTCAACAATAATCACTGGATTTCAACATAGAAGACACGATGGAGGAGGTGCTGGTTTTTTTGCTCCAGAGAATACAACTGCGGCGGTTGTGTCAAAAATGAACGGTTTTCACGATGCTGATGGGCATATACAAAGTGGTGGGTTTGCTGGTGAAAATGTAAGAAGGACTGGAGCATTGGAAAATTATGCTAAAGAAAATGCCAGTAAAAGATGTGCTACATTTGGGGTTTCTAAATGGGTTTCCCCATATAGAAGAGGAAATTATGAACTTTTAATTGGAAAAATAAATGATCCAATTTGGTTAGAGGCTATGCGAAACGAACCAGAACTAAACCCATATCTTTATGCTTATTATCTTATTGGTAAGGGAGTTGTGAATATAGCAAATGTTTGTGAATATTTCTTTTTGGTATGTCCAAAAATTGATGAACAATCATCTTTGGATGGTATTGATTTCCATTTTTATGATGTTAAAACGATTGGTGGAAGTGCTGTAGCGTGTGGAGCCGCACAGTGTATTAATATATGTTGTGTTGAGCGTGGTCGTTTTATGGATAGTTGCGGTGATGATGGCACTAATTTTACTTATGCTAATGGATTTGGTGGTAGATTTTGTGTAATTGCTACTGGTGATAAAAGGGTAAATGAAATATTTGGAATACCATATAGCGGTTATCTAGATACCGAAAATATTTCTTTAACAACCGATACAGCAACAGAACAAGCATTAAGATTTGTTGATCAAACCCAAGCCAACCAACCAGATTTTGTTAAAAATATGGGATATTATTCGTGCTTTGATGATGATGATAATACATTTATTGATAGTATAGATGATGCCGCAGTTATGCACGGTTTAGAAGTTATGAATAGTGCTTATCGTATCAAATTTTTCCGAAGAGGTCAAAATGGAGATAGCGAAGAATTTGGAACACCCAATTTAGTTCAAGTTACAGCGGTAAGAGATCATAACGATTGGATAACCAATAATGCTACCAAAGCATTCAATGTAATAGGATATATTAGTCAAGCGTGTTACCCATTACAATTTAAGGCTTCTCTAACAAGAGTAAATGATTTTATTAGTAAAATAAAATTCATACCAGCAAATCAAGCAATTGATCCCACACCTTGCGATGACCTTTTACTAGAAAATAATGTAACATACGCTGGTATGAGTGCCTATTGGACTAAAAATATGATAATACCAGCCCCAATTATGAATAAAGCATATGCTGATGATATAACACCAGTAATAAATTATTATCCATTACCAACAGGGGATGTAGCATTTGTAAGTGAAAACCGTCACCCTCCAGAAGAAGTAGTATTATCAACTACAAATGCTACGACTGGAGACACGGAAAAACGGATAAAAGCAAATGTTGTTATTACGCTGGGTGAAAAGGACACGCTACAGACAGTTGGACAAATACCAGACGAAGAAACAGTAGATAATGATAATAATCCATTTATCATTCCAAATATTGATAGAGGCTTATATTTTACAAGGACTAATGGTATTAGACCTTATTGGTTACTAAACGCTTTCAATTCTGATCAGCAACTAGCATATAAAACTTTTAGTGGAACTTATGTTGTAAATCAATATGCCGATCCTATGGCTGCTGGGTTATATGTTCATTTGATGGATTTACCTAACTTTAGTGTTATGGGATCTATGAAACAAGTGAATACTAAAATGGTTGGATTGATCAATAATTATGATAGAATTTATGAACTAGGCGATGAAGTAAGTTCATTAGCAAATAAATTTTCATTGAGCAGATCAGTTATGTTTAATCAACAATTTCCAATATATGTAGATTTGAGAAATCCAGCAGTAATTGAAACAAATCAATTAAGATTTCAAATCACTGATAGATTTGGGACACTGATAGGATCTGATAATATTTCAAATGTTCAAATGGTTTTTCATATTCGTGATAAGGTTGATGAGCAAATACTACCAATGGAATTTAATAATGTTAAAAAAATATTTTAGTAAGATAATAATTATTTTTATTAGAAAAAATATAATTAAAAATAAAATGTTGTTAGATATATATGGATAAGTTCCCAAAATTACCAGACCCACCAGTTGAACCAGAACCAGTTCCAGAATTAAAAAAATCAGATGTATTTGTTGTTGAAAAAGGTGATGCTCCAGAACCAGAAAAGAAAGCACCTAAACCAAAAAAAGCCGCAAGTGCTAAACAACTTGAGCATTTAGAAAGGATGAGAGCAAAACAAGCAGAAATCAGGAAATCAAAAATGGTTGAAAAAATGCCAGAAACGCAACAAGTAGATGCTACTGCTTTACCACCCACGCCCCAGCCTTCACCAACACCACGACCAGCACCACCAGCCCCAGCAGTTCCAGCCCAAGCACCAGTTCCTCCCCAATATATATATATGCAATCACCTACCCCAGATATGGCTAACTATGTAAAGCGTGAAGATATGGATAATATTGTTAAATCAGCATTAGCCCAGCAACACGAGAAGATTATGGCTGAAGCCACTAGAATAAGGCAAGAACAAGCGGTAAAGCGTGAAGCCGAAAATAAAAAAGCAAAGGAACAAGCGATGGTATCTAATTTGATTAGACCCAATGTGAAAAAAAATAAATTTTATTAACTATATATAATATAATATGAATGTGCCAAAAGTTTTACAAGTAAAACCACCAGATAATGAAAAAGATCATAATGAAGGATTACATCCATACTTGCCACAACAGCCAAACCTTATCACTATTTACGGTGCGTGGCGTAGCGGTAAATCAAATTTGCTAGTTAATTTAATACAAAATCCAGATTTTTTAAGAGGTAGAATGGACAGAATAGTTTTATTTTCACCTACAGCATTGAATGATAATAGTATGAGATTTTTGGTAGAAGATGATAATATTGATGTTATCAGTGAATATTCTGATGATTATTTAAAAGCCTTGTTGGAATTTCAATTAGAACAGCCAAAAGAATATAGAGATAAGTTGATGCTCATTGCGGATGATGCTCTTGACTATATTAAAAGAACTGGAAAAAATTCTGGTCTCACATATCTTGCTACAAAATTCAGGCATTATAATATTGGTTATTATATCATAGTATCCCAATATTACAAGGCTTTACCTCCAATGATACGAAGCAATGCTGGTTCAATTATATTTATGAAAATACCTAATACAAAAACATTGAAGGATGCGAGTGAAGAACTGGATGGATTTTTAAATGGTAATTTTATGAAATTATATGTATACTGTATTTACAACGAGCCTTACAGTTTTATGTATATTAATATGCGTGAAAATCCACCAACAGTATTTTTGAGATTTGAGAAACCGATATATGCTGGGAGATGGCTTGTGGAAGAACCTCCAGATGTTGATGTTGATAATTTGTTGAGATCAGAAACTGAATTTAAATCTACCCAAGAGGAGAAAAAAGTTTAATTAGAAAAATATATATAATAATTTTATCTATAATATTATTATATAATGACAACAGTTGAACAGATTAGTGGCGTTGGCAATGGTAGACAAAACTTGATTATACCTCCCAGTAATAACCCAAGTTCAAATACTTATAGTTTTAATGGTAATAATATTATTCAATTTCAATTACCAAATAGTGAAATAATATTAGATCCACAGAGCATCCGTATCACTGGCTCACTACGATTTAATGCTAATTCAGCAATGACACAAGGTGCTGCTGGTGATTGGTCAAAAATATTTCAAGATCCATATCTTGGAATAAATAGTGTATTTAGAAGTGTTGAATTTAGTTCAACAGGCGGTAATCGTCAAAGTATTGAAAAGATTAATAATTATGGTCAGTTACTAAATTGTATACTACCATCACTAAATTCAACAAGCGATTACTTGAGTGAAAATTCACTTGGAATGTTAGCATCCCAAAATATTGTATATGGATCTGATTTTTTTATGCAAAATGCTTCGTATTACGGTGATCCCACCGCTGATCCACCTCTTGATGGTGTAGCATTTGGTATACGATTTAGCACCCCTATTTACACTGGTCTTACAATGAGCAGTGGTCAAAAATTACCTCTTGGTTCTCTTAATGGATTAACATTAACTTTAGAACTAAATAGTGATGGTGCTGTTTTTGTAACCACAGAAGACAGCACAGCAGAACCAGATAAATTTGCTAGAATTAAATATGAATTATTTGATCTCAAACTAGAATGCGAAACATATTCACCAACAGCCGCAGAAAGAGTAGCACTACTAAATAATCCAAGTGGAACACTTATGTGTAATACATTTACCAGTCTCTTCTCTGTTCTACAAGCATCTAATACAAATACCCAATTTAATTTAGGGATTAACGAACTAGTTGCTGTATTATTTAAATTTAATCCTACATCTGCTGTGAATAATATTCAAGCAAATGAATTTCAGGCTACTCGTGTCATAAGTGACGCAAATCTTGTTGAACAATTCACAAAAGTTAGATTTATGAGAAGCGGAACGGAATTCCCACTTATGTTCCCAATTAATGTAGTAACTAACAGCGATGAAGCAGAACTTAATAAATATTATTTACAAGCACTTAAAAATGTTCACTCAAAGCGTGATCCTAAATTAGCAATTAATAATAGCACTAATGATGTTCGTTTTGCGATTGGTTCTGCTGGTAATATTTACAGTCTAGCAAATGCTGTAAAATATCAAAATAAGCAAAACACGGTTTACGGTGTTGGTTATGATTTCCTAAAATCATTGAGCGGAGCAGATTTTAATGGTAAACCATTGACTATAAATGTAGAATGTAACCTAGCGGACGGAAGAACCAATGCTATGTATGCTTTTGTTTTGGCTAAAACAATGATACAGTTTAACGAAAACGGCGTAATGGTTATGAATTAATAGAAGAATAATTTTATTATAAAAATATCTATGTTATAATATATAATGGACAAATTACCAGAAGAGTTAAGATTTCAACCCACTAGTGACCCTCATTCTGCGACACTATATAATGTGAAAACTCAACCAGTAAGTTTTTTAGCATCAAACCTTGTAAGATTTCAAATCCCAAATTCAGGCATAATGAATTCTGGTTCAGCATATATTGAATTTGCCGTTGATCCTAATTTTAATGGTTCATCGTTTCCATTAGCAGTTGGTTCTCACGCAGTAATTAGTCGTGCTAGACTAATGACCCAATCAGGCAGAATTATTGCTGATCAAAGAAATTTCAATAAAAAGCAAACCGTAGAAAAAACTTTTAGAACAATGGAATATAATAGATTTGTTGCTCCTTATCTTGATGGTTCTTGGATGTCTTACACAATTAGTCAGCAAGGTTTAACCGATGGTGCTGGAGGACAACTTAAAAATAAATTAATTGTTGCTGGTGATCCAGTTGCTGTAGCACAAAATGGAACTGATACACCAATCAATGATAGTATGAGTTGGGCTAGACCCCAAGTTATCCGACCTTACGCTGGAACTCCAAATGGACATCTACAGCAATTTAGAGTAACAATGACAGAACTATTTCCTATGTTGTATAGTCATCAGTTACCAGTTCAAATTATGGAACAATTATATGTAGAACTAGAATTTGAACAAGATAATACGAGAGGCAAGGTATTTGTCCCAACTGTTGATAATGGTGCTGAATGGACTGCTGGAGATAACAGACTTTATGCCGCTGGAAATGGTGTAGTTCAATCATCGTGCTTTTTCATTAGTGATCATATTATATATGATAGTCCAGAAGTTATGGCTCGTATTGAGGCACACGCTGAAAAGAATGGTGGTTTAGCGTTTCCCTTTACAGATTACACAGTCTCACTGCTTTCCGTGACTAATGCTGATCTAACTTCAGCAACAGATCTATATGAAACAACAAGACAATTAGGATGTAATGAATATAAATTATGTTCTATTAAGACAGTTGAACAGTCTAATGATCTAACTGGTATTGGTATACCAACAATATATGGTGATTATCATAGTTCTACACCACAAGGTAGTAATAAATCATTGAATTATGCTATCAACGATGTTAACCTATATCCTCTCAATGATGCCTTCTTACCAGTTCAATATGATAGATTATCACAAATATATGATCATATAAATCCAGGAATTCCTCGCCCAGTTTACGGTTGTGATATAGCACCAGCACTTGAACCAGTATTAAATACGCAATATTTACAAGGAACACCTCTTAATAATGGTATTGTAGGTGCGATGAATTGTCAAGCCGTTTACTTGAAGGATATGCTTGGTCACGAACTTCAAAACGGTAACCAAGCGGTTCGTGTATTTGCTAAATATAAATCCAATGCAAATAAAGGCAATCTTGCTACTGGTTTCAACTCACAATTTTTTATTGAATATCTT